TAGTAGGGTCACCCGCACCACCTCCACCACCGCCATAGTTCCAGTAGCAATTGTCTTCTATCCAAAGATAGTGGTATGTATTACAACATTCTTCGCTTACTACGGTTGCCCCCGTTTCGTTATCTTGAAAGCCTACAATTCCACTTGGAAACCAAGCGTAAGGCGTAGCACTACAAAGGTCGGAAGGGTCAGGCAATTGCAAGGCCCCCACGTTGTTTATTTTCTTTAAGAGTTGGACCTTGGTAGGTACGTTGGCAAATGGTTGAAAACCGCTAATTCTAAGTACTCTGTACGCGGTGTCTTCTATAACTATCTCGTCGTTGAACTCGAAGTTGTGTACATCCGATGCGGTAAGGTAAACGGAACAATCTAAAATTCTCGCCGATTTGTCGTAGTAAGAAGAAAGAAACTCTTGCCAATACCGCTTAAAGTAACCTTCCGAACTTGGCGTAGTGCCAAAAATAGGACCGCCCCAACTACCTGGAGTTTGAAATTGCCAATATAGCATTGGAGAATCTACGGCCATTTGATCGCCCGCATTGTAAAAAGGTAAACACAAGGGGTAATTGTAAGACCCCGTTTGTCCTACGTAGATTTGAAAATTTAAAGACTCTAACCCGTTATGATAAAAGAGTTTCGGTTTACAACTTGCAAGAGGTCCACCCGTGCCGTGTGAGTATCCTTGGTGGATAAGCAAAGTAGGGGCGTCGGTTATAGAACTATCGTCTTGACGGGGTACGGGGTTTACGCTAAATGGTGAGAAGACGGATTTGTTTTCTAACGTTCCGGTTAAATAGTCCCCCGTTATCTTTTGGGTATAACTTCCAAATACACTCCCGTAAGTTTCTTGGTTACTTACGTTCCTATTGTCTTCGTCTTCTAAGTCGGAATAGCTTATTAATTGCTTCTTATATTTTGTGGTCGTAGAAATTGTCTGCTCTTGTGAAACGTCTATTTTCTGTGTCCAGTCTTTCCGTGTTCCAAGATCGATATAATCTTGCCAAGGCATAACGGTTAAGATGGTAGGGGAAGAAGTGTCCGATATTAAAACCAAGTTAAACCTTTGCACTATATCGGTGATAAAGTCCTTTTGTGAAATGTCGGGCATATTGGAAGGGATATCCGCTTCTCCCGCCATAGTGTTAGAGCCTACTATTTTTACATAGGTACTACTTGCAATAAGGTCTACGCTATAACCTGACTCTACTACGGCTTGTGCCGAAAAAGTAATCTTTTCTCCCGCCAAAGCCGTAACACTCCACGGATAAGTGAAAGTATTAAGTATGGGTAAACCTCCGTCGTTGCCTTCATAGCTTTGTGGTGCGGAAGCAAACACCTCGCTAATTGCGCCACCTACTGCCACGGGCGTAGCTACATTTACTTTTATCGTTGCACCTTGTGCGATAGACGAAGGACCCGTGTTCCACCTTGTCACAAAGATTCCCGAATACGAACCATTATAAGGTACTATAAACTCACCCGCTACATTCCAGTCGTCGCCTGAGTCATATAAAGAGGGTGGGTTACTACCATACCCCGCACCACTTTGGTTAGGGAAAAGAATTTCTTGCCACGAACCCGAATCCTCCCCTAAACTTCCCCAAGTTTTGATTGTAGCACTTGCAGTATTTGCAACCTGGCTTTGGTGGGCCGTAGTTATTGCAGTAGACTCCCGATCCGTTCCAAGTGTCATATAAGCCTTCGTCCAAGCATCGGAAGCAAGAAAAGTGTTATTAGTTAAAGAAAACCCCGCCTCTTTTATTATAAGGTCAAAAAGAGCTTTAAGTTGGATAGAAGGTCTTAGGTCTTGTGGTTGTAGAAATCCCGATTCTGACAAACCACCATAACCCATACTATCCAGTTCTAAATATAAAAAGTTATAGTCTCCGACAAGGCCGTAGTCGATAAGAGGAAAAACAATAGTACCCGCTCCTACACTTCCTTCGGTTACGTCATTAGATAAGTTCCAAGAGTCTACAATATTTGTATCGTTTATATTAACGTTGTAGGTGTCTACTAAAGAAGAAGAAGAAGCGGAAAGCCTAAAGGCGTCGATAAGTTTTTTATCGCCTAAAGAATTAAAGAAATCCGACTCAGAACCAAGCACGACAATTTCGTATACTCGACTTTTTAAGGAACACTTGAGAAGTTGAAACGATCCCGTTATAATTGGTATGCCATCTACACGAATGTCGCAAGGCGTTTTTATATTGGGGTCGAATACGGCGTAGTCCGTAGTTAAAACCAAATCTGTTTCTACGTTAATGTTGTAGAATTGACGGAAGAACTTATTGTTGTTATTTGTAAAGGGCAAGGTGAAAGTCTGACTATAGGGACTACTGCGGCCCACTAAGTCCCCTATATCCCCCACCTCATAATTTAAAGATACCTCCCCTTGATTCTGAATATCTAATAAGAAAGGGTCTTGAGATTTTTGATTGTAACCGAATAACTCAATCATCGTACCGTAGGTCTTTGTTTGCCATATTCAAAATTGATTTGATAAGTAAACGGCCCTCCTTCGTTGAGGTTGTTTTTCCTTACCCAGTTCTTCCCCGTTATAGTTATCGGGATAGCCGAACCATCGTAGTTGAGTAGTTGCACTTTTGGGGACAACCAAAGGTTCTCTAAAAAGTCCACCTCGTCTTCGTTGAATAGATCGGTGTGCGCTACCATAGTTTGACGCGCCGTAACTTGCGTGGTGGTCAGTCCACCCTCATCGCCTCGGTATGCAAATTGTATCCCCGTAGTCGCCGTTTCCCAATTTCCAGCCACCTGGTCAAATGTCTTGCGTTCTATATTCCCCGTGGTCCTTTGGTGCTTTAAAGCAAACGCTTGGTAGTCCCAAGCACCGAGTGAGTTCTGCCAAGCCAAAGTCACATAGTTATATTTATTCGTCCCGTTTAAAGACCTATAAATACACGAGGCAGACTTAACCTCAAAGCGGTAGCAAAGGGATGCCATAGTAGATACTGTGGCGTTAGAAGGTACGGTAGAGCTATCGTCCATAAAGAAGACTTCGTAGTAGGCTACCGTTCCCGCGTTAAAGTGTGTAGTGAATCCCGTGTCTATGGTTTGGGCCGTTAGGTTTTGTGGACCTACGCCGAAGTATTGCAACTTTTCAAAGTCGTGGTCTGAGTCAGCGGGTGCTACTCCACCGCTTGTACTTGCCGTAAAAAACGCCGCGTCAAGAACAGAGTCACTTGAATCATATAAAGCTACATACGCACTTACTGCGGTAGAACTTATGGGGGCGGCTCCCGCCATTAATACGCCCAACGTTCTCCATTCAAAGTTTGATACCTCTTGATTAATTACGCTAACGTTAGAAGCCAAAGTGGAAGTATAGTCCGAAGACACCACCCTATCGCTTAGAATCTTTTTTGTTGATGCGGTAGGGAAGAAGTCCGATAAATAGACAGAACTTTGCTCTGCCCCCGTATTCGTAGTATATACCCCCCCTTCGTCCCAAGTTTGGGGCCTTTGCATTCCCGCACTCATAACACAACTAACGTACTGGTCTACTAATTCGTCAGCATAAACGGTAGGGGTTAGATTGGCAGCGGTAGCGTATTCTTCTCCGAAGTTTACTTTAATCTTTCGGAAGTTGCTACCTCCGTTTTGAGTCCAAATTTTGGTTGTGGCGTTAGACCCCAAAGTGTGAATAGTTTCAGAAACAAACCCATATAAAGAAGATGGCGACGGATCGCCCGTAGTGATAGATACAAAGTCAGCTACTATCTTATCTATACGAAATACCCCCGCACCCGCGAGGTTAGGCAGTAGTTTTATCCTTGCTTGTAGTTCGTAAGCATAGGGTGAGTCGTTGCTTTCTACGTATATATCAGCTATAAACTTATATTTAAAGTAAGAACCTGGGTAGTTGGTAGAAGTAACTACAAAGGTTATAGGTTCGAAGGCCCCGTGTACATATCCCGTACTCGGTCCGTATTCATTTGTAATAGCCATTATTTTACGTCTAAGTTTTTATTCTTTGATAAGCTCAATTTTATTGCGTTTGCTACGTCTTTTCCTATTGCCGTTGTTAACCACTTCATAGCTTTTGGTTTTAGGCGTTTTAAAGTATCGGAGATAAAGAAGGTAGGCTTTAACCCTCGGTTATAGATGGCTCTTGAAATTAGAAAGACCAAAGACTTACGGGGTGTGAATCTTCCTTGTGCATCGCGTGTTCCTTCTATGCTCTTTTGTACTACCCATTTATCTATTGCCCCACGTAAACCCCTTGGGCCTTTTCCGCTCCCAAACTTAAAAGGCGATTCCGATTGTCTTGAAAAGATATTTCTACTTGCACCTTGCACCCCTTTATCTACAAACTCCCAGTAGTGAACTTGTGGGGTAATATCTACAAAGTATGCGTCTTTATCTTCCCCAATAATTACGGGCATAGAATTGTACAACGCACCCGTATTAACCTTGTCTTGTTTCCTTAAAGATATACGTGCGTTCTTACGCCACATCTTACCTATCTTCTCAAGTGTCTTGGTTAGGTTTGTAAGCGGATATTCTACCCCTCCTATTTCTATTGTGGGTTTGGCCATTAGCTATAGGGTGCGATACAAAGGTTGTTTGAATTTGAAACCTCCAAAGAAAGCGATCCACTCCACCCCGTTAACTCGTTATCGAAGCGCACGGTAAAAGGTGTACACGTAAGGGGTAGTTCGGCTTTGTAGTCGTCGTCAACCGTCGTGTTGGTATTTGCCAAAGATTGTATGAACATATCTAAGACGTCGTGGAGAATCTGCAAGGTGTCACTATAGACCTGGTTGCGGTCTGTTAGGTCGGGTTTAATCATATCGGCTACAAGTAGTTCGAGGTCGTAGGATAGTATTCCATTGTCAATACTTACCCCTAAGATTTCGCAATAAAGAAACGGGTATTGTGTTTGGTCTAACTTCCCTATGTCTACTTCGTCTAAAGGCCCCGCGTGGAAGTGTTGAAGGATTAAGTGCTTGTCGGCTATGGCCTGAAGCGTGTCTACTATTTGTACGTATGATTTCATCTGTATTGGTCTACGTCGGGGGATTTGTTTTGTCTTCCCTTGTCTTGTTCATAAGATAGATATGTAAAGGCCGATTCTATTTCTATTTCTGTGGCGGCTTCTATTTTTAAGGGGTCACCCCCCGCAAGGGAATGAATGATAACATAAAACCCCCACTTCTCAGACATCAAGTCCCCTCCCCCTCCACCAGTAAAGAGTTGGCTAAATCTTTCGTTAAGGTCACGCCTATAGACAAAAAAAAATTGACGGCCCCCATTACGACGTCCATCTTTAAATTGTCCCAGTAGTTGGGGAAGACGTCCCCCTTGTATTTCTCTATCGTGTAGAAATCGCCCCCCTCTGTTTTGATCGGACGATATAGGATACTTAGAATCTCATTCAAGTTATCAAAGAACCCACCCCCGCAAAACGTTTCTAAATCGGCAAACTCGCCCACCGTTAACTTGGATAGGTTCGGGTGGAAGCCGTACTTCTTACCCTTATATTTTATTTTTGTACTAAGCTCTTGGTTGTTCTTATCGGCGTTATTGAGTCGGGATATTATCTTACTTATCTTCTCCACTTCGGGCATAGTAAGAGTCCCTACTTGTTCTTTGGTTAGGCCACATAGTAACGAGATGCTTTCTATTATCCACTCGGTAGAGTCTTCTTTAAATTCTATATCTGCAAGTTGTTTGTATTGCTTAACGGTTATGTCAGCCAGTGAGTCGGGTACGGTTATTTTCACGATATGTAATATTTTCCACTATAAGACGTTCCGATACGATTAATACATACGTATCTAACTGCGTCGATTAAGTGATTGTTTTTATCTAAGGGTTTGCTAAGTTGGACTCCGTTGCGGTCTACCTCCCATCGGTAGTTCCTAAATTCCTTTTGTGCGTTTACGGAGTCTTTGAGAATATATAGTTTGTGGCGTTTCATTATGTCGATACCTAACCGCACGGAGTCAGGCCCTTTCTTGGAAGGCTTTACGTTATGCCCTCGGCGGTGTAGTTCTTCTATCGACTTAGGTTCGGCACTATCGCAAATTATAGGCGTTCGTTCCAGGTTGAGTTTGGCAAGTTCCTGACTTATGTCGCGGTTCGTCATTCCCGTTTTATAAAGGTGTTCTTCAATGTACAAAGAATAGTCCTCGCGCCAAACAGAAACAAGCGCGGTTGGATCGTTGGTAAAACCCCAATCCATTCCATAGGCTACTAACTTGGCCCGTTCGGGTATAGCGTCAGCCATTTGCCATTGTGGGAATATCGCGGCGGTATTTACGCCACGTTCCCCAAGTCCATAGATACGCCAAAAGTTTTCGTCTGTTTCTTTAAAGCGTTCTATCTCGTCTATAACGGATTGTTCTAAGAAGGGATTGTCGAGGTAGGTAGTTTGGAAGAAGTCCACATCTTCGCGCTCTAAGATATGTTCGTAAATCCAATGATGCTCGTCCGAAGGGTTATAGTCTATAAATATCCTTCCCGTTGTTCTAAGTAGTAATTGCCTCCAATCCTCCAACGTTATTTCGTTAGCCTCGTTAACATACAAAATGTCCCGCTTTCGGCCTCTTAGTTTTTGTGGCTGATCGGTACTGATAAACTCTATAAGGTTTCCAAATAGGTTATAGGTGGCGTTGCTTTTGTTGTGGTGTTCTTCGTAGTAGTTTCCACCTTCGGTAAGTATCTGCATGAAGTCACGCATAATTGACGAACGCAAAGCGGGGAATGTTTTACGTACTATCGTTATTACAATACCCGCACCCCTATTCTTAAAACAAAGCTCTATTATAACCTGGCACAGTGAGAAGGTCTTTCCGCTACGACTACCCCCTTGGTGGACTTGAATCTTCGCCTTAGACTTCTTCGCTTGGTAGTATGTCGTGGGTTGCTTAGTCAAATAAGCGGTCGTTGCATATTTCTTCTAAGTCGCGTCCATCTTCGTCTTGTAAAATGTCGGCATACATTCCGTGTAAATACCACTCTTTTACAATTTGCCATACCTCTAATTCAGTTAGCTTCTTTTCTTTGATTATATCATTCATCATCAAACCATTTAAAGGGTTTAGGTTCGTTAATCTCTATTTGTTGCTTCTCTACATATCCCCGATTCTTTCCCTTGGTCTTTAAATAGAATATCGTACTACTGGGAACCTTCTCTTTTATTTGTTGGTGTAGTGAACTCTCTGCAAAGTCTATCGCGCTTTCTTGTATGTCGTTTACCGCCTCTTTATAGTCGGCATCTTCTTCCAACCATCGGTAGTGAGTTCGTCTATCTATATTGCACACCTTCGCTGCGGTAGTTACTACACCTAACGAGCGTTCAAGTGCGTCTAAAAAATCTTTTTTATTATGTGACATTTGTGACTTTGTTACGTTTGGGTGAATGAACTTACCCATACTATTTGAATACTAAAATTAGTAATAAGACTACCCAGGTTATAGCAATACCCCAAAGAATACAAGCAATGTACTTCTCTTGTCTAATTGTTAGGTTTAGGCTTTTCTTTTTTGTTAGGTAGTCGTGGTCGTTCATTCTTTTTAAGTCGTGGCTATTCATTAGTGCGCTTGTGTCATTACTTCTAAGTCGTCTATTTCTCTTGTAGCTTTCTTACCCGTAAAGTCTTCCCATCGCTTTACTATGACATCGCAATACTTCGGGTCTAATTCCATTCCGTAACATTTGCGGTTTGTTTTCTCTGCTGCTATTAGTGTTGAACCTGAACCTAAGAATAGGTCTAATATTAAATCTTTATTTTCTGAAAAGTCTATTAGTACTTCTACAGTTATTTTTAAGGGCTTTTGCGTTGGGTGAACTCTTTTACCACTTTCGCCTTCCCGAACCATTCCATTCCAAGTACACTTATATTTTTTTATTGCAACTCCTTTTTTATTAGTCCAAGCTAACTCACAGTCACTAAAAGTTGTTCCCGTAGGTCTGTCT